AGATAAATCTGCATCAATTTCTGCCTCCGTTTTATATAATTTAGGAGATACGTTAAAGACACTTTTCTTTGCAACAAAAAACTTACCATCGTCAGGGTCTATACCAGCAAATATAGCAGGAGCCCCATCCCACTTTACCGTCATGTTAACAGATGATCTACTTGCACCCGCCATCATATTTCTCAGGGAACGTAGGAAGTTCAACGCAGCACGACCACCATCTACACCATAGTTGAGGATTTCATCCTCTAGATGTTCTAGATGAAGGTTCTTACCGCCCTTGTCTTCTTGTAGTTCTCTGAAACTGATCATTATACTAATTTAATCCCTGGCGATGTTATGTACAACGCTTTACCAGCCCATCCACCTGACGCTCTAGTTCTAGCAGTAATAGGTATATCTACACTATAATTTACAGCTGCCTTATATTTTAAAGTCATATTAAATGATTGTGCAGTACCGCTATAATTAAATGTAATACCAGATAAATTGGATGCCTTTTCATTAAAAAGAAATTCTTTCATATCTTCATCACTAGAAACATCTTTTAATGTAGAACTTGTTTCAGAACCAATTAATAATTTATATGGACAAGGAGTAGCATCTGCATCATCAAATGTATAATATCCTACAGTTCTTAAAAAGTAAACCATATTTGATGATTTTTTCAACCAGTTTCCTAACATGGCAAGAAAATTGTTTCTGAATGGATAATAGAAATCCGTACTATAAAATTCTAATTTATCTTTTTTAAATTCTTTTGCTATTAATGCAAATTTTCTCTTAGAAGAAGATTCAGAAGCTTTCTCTCTAGAAATATCAAAGTTCTGCAATGCATTAACAGCATTTTTTGCTGTAGATGGCAATTCCGATGCAGCACCATTCCATGCGTTATCCAGCATTTTTAATATTTCTCTAGATTCTTTACTACCTTTAAGTTTTTCAAAGAACGCTTTAACATTAGTATTGATCTTAGGAGTAGTATCTTTGCCAGCTGATATCTTATTTGAAAATCCTATAAAATTATTTTTATCTATTTGTATAATTGTATCACTAGGATTTTTTTCACCAATACCAGCTGGTTTCTTTTTTGGCGTCCAATATAGTTTTTCCCAACTAGAAATATCTTTTTTAATTGCAAGAGAGTTTTGATATCCTATATTAATATCCCTAATTGCTGTTTCATCTTTGTCTAACAATACAACAAGGTCTTCGTAAGTTATTTCATTCTCTTCACCAGTATAAACACCTGTTCCACCCGATAGTCCACCAACTTTTTGCATAAATGTTTGTGCATCAGTAAATTCTGTATGAGCCAGAAAATACATAGATAGAAATTCGTTAACATTAGAGGATGCCGTAGCAGACTTCCTAGTTTTCATACCATAGTGAGATTTAACTAATTTTTGAATAATCCTAATATATTGTGGAAGTTCTATTTCAGAATTACCTCTTTTTATTACCAGTTGAAATTCAAACTTTCCTTTATCGCTATAAATTAATTCTCCAGAACCAGATTCTACTGATTTGAATAAAAGCTCATCGTATTCTTTTTCTGATATTTTATCAACAATAATAGAAACTAATTTATCATCTAAAACATAATATGGATTAAAAGTTCCCCTTTGTTGATAAAAAGGAGAAATTGTAATCTCCTTTAGAAAATTCTGAATTTTATCTACAGGAGGAGTATAGGATTCGTTTCGGGGTTTGACTTGCCGAACGTATTGTTGCAAACTCATTCAATGTCTCCATGCGTAATGTTTAGACTATTTATATAACACAGAGTTTAGTGAATTTCAAATCAAACTTTGAACCCACCAAAGTCTGTATTGTCAAACACAGGTTCTATGAAATCTTCTTGACCACTATCTACAAGGCCATCTTGCTCAGATACTTTAATATCAAACAATCTCATTTTTGCACGATCAATTCCAATAACAAATCTTTTATTCATTGTTGGATCGTTGTATCTGTTTTTAAGTTGTTTTACTGCGATTTGGTTGAGTTCATCAAGTTCTTCGTTAGAAATGAGTGCAAACATGAGATCAGCCGTAGCTGGAAGGCCAAAACTTTCAGACGTATCCTCAAGACCAACATCTGAATTGGAGAAACCTGATCTAGTGGTTTGTGTTGCCGACATAATCGGAACATTTGTTTCAACTGCCAAGCCCCTAAGTTCTTCTGCAATCGACTTGATATACATGTAAGAGTTAACATTTTGTGCTCCTTTAAATCGACTAGATGCACAAATGTTCAAATAATCTATGAAAATAATATCTGGTTTAAATGACTTCTTGATCGCCAGTTCTTTAATCAATCCTCTGAAATGTGCAGAGTGAGCTGATGCAGTTGGATATTCTTTNACNATAAGTTTACCAGAAGTTGATTTGATAATCTTGGCAATCTTGTTGTCAAACATCTGCTTGGGTAGGTCATGCAAATCTTCCATAGAGATATTCATAAGGTTTGCATCGATACGTTCTGCAATACGTTCCTCTGCCATCTCCAAGGTGATGTATAGAACATTCTTACCTTGACTAAGACAATTTGCTGCAACATGACACATAAACAAACTCTTACCAACACCTGTGCCTGCAAGAGCAATGTTTAGAGTTTTAGGTGGAAGTCCACCCTTTGTAATTTTATTAAAGAATTCCAAATCAAATGGAATCTTCTTTTCTACTGTATGATAATAATCGAAGCGTGATTCAGAATCAGCAAGGTAATCATGACCAACAGCATTATCGAAACCAACGGCCAAGGCATCGGTGAGAATGCCGGGAATAGCATCTGGGCCACGTTCCTTATCTTTTCCATCAATAATAGATATACCTTCAACAATAGCATTATACACCGCCTTGTCTTTGCAGAACTTTTCTGTGGTATCTACTAACCAATCAAAGTCTACATCAGTAGAGCTGAGTGTCTGAATGACAGCAACAACTTTTTTATAATCACTCTCATTTAAATCTTTTCTTCCCTGTACTTCAATTTCCAGAGAAGTTTGTGTTGGAATTTTATTATACTTATCTACAAATTTTGTTATCTCTTCAAAGATAGTTCTTTCTGTTCTATCAGTAAAATAATCTTTCTTCATGAACGGCAATACTTTACGAGCATATTGCTCATTGGTTACAAGCTGTGTAAGTGTTGTCCGCTCAATCGTCTGTAACATATTTAATATCATCTTCCTCTGATTGTTCACTTATGATATCAACTAGAATATCACCAATGAAAGTAAAGAATTCCTCATTAAATTCTTCTCTTGGTATTCCTACATTGTCTACTATAGTGTATTCAAAACGAAAAGGCAAGGTTCCATCTGCATTTAGATTATTTTCTTCTGGAATTGATACCGTACCATAATTATATATTACATCTTTGAACTTGCCATTCTTAATCATGATGGAAGAAAAATCTTCATCTTCCTGTGAAACGAATGTATATCTATCTTTTATATCAAACATATTGTAAATAACTTCCCATAATATATTTTGGATTTTTAACAGGTGCCTTTCCAGCATGTATCCAAGGCCACATTGGAGGGAAAAGTAAAATAGAACCTCTTTTACAAGGTGACGTTCCAGCTAAGACTTCTAACTGTGTTTGTCCTGCATAATTATCTGTGAGATATACAAACATGACTAGAAAACGCCTAGCAGTTGCATAGTCTCTAACATCTACATGAGCAGGAAACTCATCTGTTGTATCAGGCAAATATCGTTTTATCTTAAATGCTTCTACACCAAATTTTTCTGGAAACTGAAATGGTTTTATATCACAATCTTTTTTATACTTCTCAACACTCTCCATAAACAAATTGCTGAGAAAACCTAAATCTTCTCTAAATGGAGTATCAGGAGAAGACATTAAATTTATAAGTGTTAAAGTTTTGTCTTGACTATTATTTTGAGTTTCCTGCATCTCTGGATGAGCTTCAAACTTATCAACAAAATATTGACACTTTTCATCGGTCATTATATCATTATAAATTCTAACTAAATTATCCATATATCCACCATAACTATTAGACACTATTTTTTCTTTACTGTGAAATCAATCCCCAAACGCTTTTCATTCGTTAAAATTTCAGAAGCACAATGTGGAATCCTTGGATCAAATACAACAAAATTAGTAGGAACCATAGGAATTGATTCATCACCATGTTCAAACAATCCACCGTCTTTGGAATTCCAATTACTATTTAACAACCCAACAATCTTGATATAATCCGTATCATGCTCATGGTCAATATGTTTATTGTCAGGCCGATGTCTGTCCTTCATACTTATGCCGCAATATGAAACCTCTGGAGAAAACAAATTTTTACTTGCAATACCATCATATGTCTTTGAATCATATATCTGAATAAGAAGACCCATTGCCATTCCAGCTAGCATTTCATCTACTGGTTCATTTTCAATAATATCAAGTTTTAGATGTTTATCTTCAAATGGCATACCAATTGGATATTTGAGATTCCAATTGGTACTGTTCATTGCTGCAAATTTTAACATATCAAGGTATGATGTAGAACAACAATCCTCAATCACTTGTAGCATATTTAAATTCCTTCGCTGCAGCTGCTTCTAATTTTTGCATAACTTCATCAGTAAAATACTCTTCTGGATTATTCAAGATTGTTTTACCAAATTGTTTGGAACCATCAGGAAGTTCAATTCGTGTAGAAACCTTCTTGAAGACTCCATGCTTCTCTGCAAGCTCTAACAATCCATAATACCGATCAAGGCCTTTGTCATATGTCAAACGAACATCAACCATCTTGTTCTCTTTAGTCAAACGAGATTTATGATTCTTGCAGTGAATAATATTACCAACAACTTCTGTGCCGTCCTTCTCTTTCCTTTTGGATAGATAGATGATAGATGATGCAGCATATTTTAGACCAGAGCCTCCACCCATTTCTTTTTGAGGAAACATAGAACCAACAACATCATAGGTATGATTAGTAACAACCATAGGAACCTTGGCACGACCCAGTTTCAAAGTCAATACACGAAATGCAGCTTTGAGAACTTGTGCCCTCGTCATATCTCTTGTCTCTTTACCATCAGCAGTATCTTCTACTTCCTTGGTAGTAGAAAGCATACCGAGTGAATCAAGACATAAGAATAAAGGTTTTCTGTCTGATTCATTCTGTAAAAGATATGAGTCCAGAACCTTTAGAGATTGTGTACGAAATTCCTGTACGGTTGTCACAGGCATAATGACCATACGATTTGGATCAATACCTCTGTCCACTACCATCTGCTTTGTGATTGCAGATTCACTTTCAAAATAAATGACACCAGCATTGGGGTCTTTGTCAAGAAAGTTTTTAACAATGCCCATGAGAAAGTACGTCTTACCAGTTGCACTCTCTCCCGCAAGAGCAGTAATTTTATTAGCAGCCAGTCCACCGTAAAGCGAACCAGATAGTAGTCCGTTGAAAACGTAAGAACCAGTATCAATAAAAGAGTCTACATCTCCAGCCTCAACTCCATCACTCACTAAAGATGCATATTCATTTCCTACATCCTTAATTACATTCTTTAAAAAATCATTCATATATTTTATATCTCCTTATTTTATTGCAATAGCGCCAAGGAATAAAAAGTTCTGCCAAAAAACTTGCACACTTTTAAATCCAGCATCCATCAACATGTCTTCAATTTCTTTCCATGTATTAGGTTTTAACATATGTCTAAGAGTTTGTTCCTTACCCATAATATCATCATAATTAAATTTCTGACCTTTAAAATCATAGTAATTAAAGGTTAACATATCTTGAATAAATGCGTTCTCTGTATATATCTTTTCTGCAAATATATACGCACCGCCAATATTTAAACCATCATAAATTTTTTCAATAACAGCCTTACGATCTTTCTTTGGCATAAACTGTAAAGTAAAAATAGATGTAACAAGAGAACAATTATCAAACTCGTACTCTCTAACATCTTCTTTACGAAACTCAACTTGAGCCCAAGGTTCCTGCTTGGCCAATCTTTCTAATCGTTCATCTAAATTACCAAAAAATCCTTCAGCAATTTCAACCCCAATGTATTTGGCATCTTTACAATGATCTTTATTGTATTGCAACATTCTTTCTGTTGTCTTACCTGTAGAACAACCAAGATCAACTACGTTTGTATTTTCTTCTACAAAATATCTTGAGAAATTTACAATATCTCCAAGTAAATTTCTATATCCACGAATTGACCAATCAATATGTTCATCAAATCCTTCTTGCCGATGTGCAAATGTAAAATCAGCCATTATATTTCTCCAATACGTTAGTGTAAACTGCCGAAGCAATTCGTTCCATCATCAGGGGTGGAACCATTCTCCCACACCGTTCTGCCTTTTGATTCCATTTACCTGTTAACTTGAAATCATCAGGTAAGCTCATTATACGCTTTAATTCGCCTAAAGTCAACTTCCTTGGTTCAATCCAGTGAAATGCACCAGCAGTTGTATCTGCTGAACCCATCGCTGTGATGGTAGGAGCAGGTGTATGCTGTGATACCCTCTTGAGACTGAAGTGATGGCCCTTTGGATGGTAATCCATTCCTGTCAAAACTTTCTCAGGATCAATAGGCATCTTACTACCCGTCTGTTTCCAATATGCTGTGTTGGTAAATTTTTCAGTCAAATACTTTACCTCTTCTGGATCATATTCCAAACCAACCATAACATCCTTAACAGGAATAACATCCTTATCTGGCTCAGGGAAAATCTGAGAGATGTTCATAAAATTATATCCAGTCTTTGCTGCAACATCTTCACGCACACCAATAAAGATAACCCTAGTCCTTGTCTGTGATACGCCATAATACCGACTGTCTAATACCTTGGCACAGACTTCATAACCAACCTTTTCAAATGTGTTGAGTATCTTGTTGAAATACTCCTTGGCCTCACCGACAGTCAGTCCCTTGACATTCTCTGCAATAATAACTTTTGGTTTGATTTCTTCAGCAACTCGTAGAAACTCAAAGAACAGGTCTTCAATATTGGTGACGGACTTGCCATCAGAATAGTTCTTGGTCTGTCCCCAGCCATCAGAGTGTTTGCCAGATACTTTCTCTACAGTCACATTACCAAATAAATCTATGTGTTCTTCTTCATGTACGTTGTGAGATAGTTTCCCTGCAACAGAGAATGCTGAACAAGGTGGTGAACCATCCAGAATATCAATCTCACCTACACCGACACCAGCTGCGTCTAGGAAATCCTTACCATTTAGTTCCTTGATATCGCCGGGCAGAATAACCGTTTCTGGATAGTTCTCAGCATAGGTCTTCTGTGCCTCTTCAACAAACTCGTTGATGACAAGAACCTTACCACCAGCTAGACGATAGCCTGTGGATGAACCACCACCGCCGGCGAAGGTCGATATGACTTTAAACTTCTCTTGTGCAGATGCATCATATACATCTTGTAATTTATACGGGGAGTATACCATTGCTCCAATCTCTACAAACGTCCATCACTCTTTTGCGATTTCTAAAATTTATCTTCTTATTATTTAGCAATGTTTCAAACAACTTATCCACGCCAGCGCCAAGATGTAAATTTATATGAGTCTCTATTCTACCAAACTTTTT